AGACAAATCCATAATTAACTGGGTATTAGCACAACAAGCAGCTACCAATTGCTTTGGTGTAACGTACATGCCGTTGAATTCAGAGGCATTGACGTTAACGCGAGCATATTGAATAACTGTTGGGTCAAGTCTATCGCTGTCCACTGCATCATCAGCAATTTGATCTGTATCAACTGCATCATCAGCAATTTTAGCGTTGGTCACAGCATCGTTAGCAATGTTAGCTGTGTTGACTGTACCGGTTAAACTTGCAGCAGTTACGGAAATTGTGCCAGCTGCTCGGTTAATCGCAGAAACAACATACATACCAACAGCATCCGAACCAACTACATAGAGCAAGTCGTCTACAGATAAATCGTAAACAACATCAGCAAAGTAGTTAGCAGCTGCAATGGTAGCAACAGCATCAGTTTCAGAGCGGTAGCAAAATATTGCTGGTCCACCAAGATCGCTTCCGTCTACGTCAACTTTACCAGTATTTAAGGCCACGGATTGTCGTGACCAATTATCCATATCAAAAGCCATAGTAATATTCTCCTAATTAGTTCGTGATCAATTAAGCACTTTCGTCGCAATCAACTTCAAGCACACCACGGTTATCAATGACAACTGAACCGGCAGAGAAAATACCATTAATCAGCCAGGATGTTTCGCGTGGCAGATAGTTAATTTCAGTGCGGAAGTTATGACCGATCGCCATACCAATTGCTTGTTTGTGCCATGCAAATGCCTTACGGATGTTGCCGGTTTTTGGCAATCCACCTTCTGTCATTTCAGGAATGATGATCACGTTAATACCAAGGTATTCTTTAACAAAGCCACGATCTAACACGCGATTTTGTGTGTAGAAAGTTGAAACGAATTGATCTTCGCTGAGCAACTTTCTTAAGTTGTTAGCTGACATTGCGACAAAACGATCACCCAATGGAACAGCATTGTTTTCGAAGAATTCAATGATTTGAGTGTATTTGTCGTAGGTGAAGTTTGTAGCACCGTTAACAATCGTATCGCCTGGATCAGCTTCTAACGCATCAATTAAGATCTGGTCAGAACGTCTGCCCATAGCAGCGGAAACGAGCATAGCGTTTTCCATCTTGGTGTCAAAGTTGACAGTCAATTCTTGTACGCTATCAACAGCGGTAGGTGCTGTGTATTTCTTTAAAAGCGCGGTTGCTTTCGTGTAACCAGGGTCTTGAATCGTTACTGATTGCAAGTATGCAGTTTCAGTAGCAACGATTTGATCTACTTTACGGAAATCAACGGCATAACCGATAACATCGGTACGCATACGGCAAGCTTCACGTAATAAGAAACCACGGGATCGGTATTCGGCTTTTACCAGTGCATCAAATTCTATCTGTTGAACATTACCTAATGAGGTACTCATGGCTAACCCTCTCATAATCAGTTAATAAAATTATGACTATAAATTGCTGAGGGCTTTCCGTTTGATGCGATTGTCCTTGCGGGTCGCGTTGGAGAGTTGTCCTTACCCCTCAAGTCGTCACAAATGAGAGGTACTGGACATTATTATACCAATAGATTACATCCCGCTGTCAAATCTAACATTTTTTGAAGCTTGTTCTAGGCGAGATTGAAGGTCTTTTCTGTATTTTGGATCTGTTTTGTACTTCTCTAGGTTGTTGGTTAGCTCAGCTCTCAACTCATCGAGGTCGGCACCATTATTCAAAGATGCATCATTTCCGTTTGGTACGTTTGGTGTATTGCTCATTACTTTGCTCCGTAGTTCTTCTAATGCCTTGATAGCGTCTGCCGTTTTTAAATGAGAGGTGAGTGTTTCGTATGCTTCTTTAGATACATTGGCAGATACCCAGTTATCCAAAATATCCAGCCGTTGTTTTGCATTCTCTCCAAGCTTGCCAATCTCAGCACTAGGATCAACCGTGAATTGATCCATATAGGTGTCAAAAGACTCTAGCATCTTGTCCATAAATTCTTGAGGCACACGTTTGGATTTAGCAAAATCCTTTAGCTGGCTGAATGCTTCAAAGTTCGGATCAATGTATTTTGATTTAGATAGATCGTACTCATTAGGTACGCTACCTACACGCTTCTCCAATTCACCATAACCTTTTGCCAAATCAGCCACTCTCGGTGCCGGTACGAAAGCGTCCGATACCGCTGCTGCTGCTGGATTTACTGGTGCTACTGCTGACACGACCTTCCAATTGGCAGGCGTTCAAGCTGCTGCACTTGCTTCCGCAACAGTAAACAAAGGACTTTACCTTTCAAATGCCTCAGGCGCGTTCACCACTGGTGACAGCACGTTTAAGGTAGATGTTTGGTATTCCTTAGTTAGCTACGCTTAAAGCATAGGAGAGTTTGGATGGCTTACACGAAAACGAGCATCATCTCATTGGCTATCAGTTTGATGGGGCACAAGCCGATCCAAACCCTCGATAATGCAGATGATTTGGTAGTATCTGCGGAGCAGGCATTTGATGTTCTGCTCCCCGCAGTATTATCGACAGGTAATTGGCGATTTGCAGTGCAGATCGCTCAATTATCACAATTGGTTGAAACACCACCTACGGGCTCACCGTGGACATCGGTTTATCAACTTCCATCAGGATTTCTCAAAAATATCACAGTATGGCCTATCAACTATCAATATGACATTTATGAGAACCGAAAAATTTACTCATGCTGGTCAGGTGATATGTGGATGGAATATGCATTTATGCCTGATGTCAGCAAGCTTCCAGCTTTGTTTGTAAATTATTTTGTATTTGAAATCGCAGCGTTTCTTGCATTATCAAACGCTGAAAAACCCGAATACTTTACAACGCTTGAAGCAAAAAGAATTCAGATGCAGGGCATGGCTGCTGCTGCCGAAGCGCAAAATAGACCTAATTTTATTCAGGTCGACATACCTGTACTTACTAATCGTATGATCGGTACTTTTGTTGGTAATATAAATGCCTAGTCAATTATGGTCGCAAGATGTTTTCTCTCGCGGTGAACTATCGCCATACATGCGCGCTCGCGTTTCTGTAAACCAATATTACCAGGGTTTACGCACTGCAAAGAACGTGCTTACTTACCCGCAAGGTGCAGCTGGTAAGCGATTTGGCACACTGTATATGGCAGTCTTAAATGCTGGCATTACCAATTACGATCAGATTTTTTTCCAAACATTTCAATATCTCAATGAGTGTGTTTATCAGATTTTATTTAGACCACTAGCAATCGACATATACCTTGAAGGTATTTTGATTGCTTCTGTTGTCACGACACTCGATCAAACAGATGTTTGGAATCTCGACTATACGGTTATCGATAATCGATTCAGGGTTAGTGGCGAAGGCTTTAGGCCAAAAGATTTAATACGATCAGCAAGTGCCGCAAACGTACTTGTTTCGATAACAGCCAATGAATTTGATTTGACTACACCAGTTACTAGCGGCTTGATTGTACCAGTCAAAATAACAACATCTGGTACGCTTCCTACCACTGTTCCAGCAGTTAAAGCTGGTGTTACTTATTTTGCAAAATACACTAGCACGACAACCGCTAAGTTGTATGCAACATCAAAAGACGCTGCTGACGATGTAAATGAATTTACGCTTTCGAGCCTTGGCACTTGCACTAACAATATAGTGCCACAAAATACATGGGCATTCTCAAATGTCACATTTAAGAATTATCCTGTATATGATTTTAATGGCGGTTACGACACTTATACTTTTACACCTAGTGCCATATCTGGCGCTGCGGTTACTCTGACCTCAAGCACTGCTATTTTCCACGATTATCATGTTGGCGGCGCTTATGTTGGCGGTGGTGGAACATCAGCCAGTTCAACTTACATTTACATAGCTATCCGCCGTGGGCCAATGAAAACCCCGACAACGGGTACTCAAGTGTTTAATCCACAAGTTCAGACAACAACGGGTTCTAGTTTTGTTTTGAACTCAAGCTCTGGCTTCCCTGTCGATTGGTTGCCAAATAAACAAAAGAATAATGTAATTGACTGGTATGCAACCAACCGTTTAACCAATAACTATCTTAGCCCCAACACAACGGCTGCACAAGGTGCATTTATATACGGCTTTGACCTGATGCAAGGGCTTGAGTATTTGCAAGTGACCTGTGATAAACATTCCAACTGCCACCCAAAAGGTCTCTCACAATAATGCAACCGGGTACTGAACCAAGATTGTGCGCAATAGTCCTGTTTGTGGAATTTCCACTGTAAGTCACAATGTCAAAAAACCTATCTTGCTCTCGGAATGTCCATGAGACACCATTTTCGCCAGAAGTGGTTAAGTTGTTATCTGTGCCAATTACAAAACCATTGTTATTAAATGTTGGCAATATATTTGAAGCAGACGCTTCTGCATTTGTAGCGTTTGAAATTAAATATTTGTTAACACCACGAACAGTATCAAAAAGCGTATTAGCGCCAGCAGAAGTTCGTGTTTTTTGCCATATCATTCCGCCTTTACCCGCCAAATCAATACCGTTTACTACAGTAATGTTTGCGCTTGCGCCAGTTGTCAAATACGTACTAAACAAGTCTTCAATGAACAACGGTGGGCTGGGCCAAGTACCGGCTTTTTGAGCTTGCTGTTGTTGGTCAAGCGTCCAGATACCAGAAGCCGCCGTTGTTGTTGGCGCTACTGGGGACTTCGTGATAAACCCGCCGGGGTACTTTGTACTCATTTATTAAGCTCCCACAAAGGTAATAAAG